GTTGCTAAGTTGCTTTTATCTATTTGAACAATTTCACCATTTGATCTCTTTCCGAAAACACTTACGATGTCACTTACCACCGGAACTTCATTTAATTTTTTGTCTGACATAATCGTATTTTTTTAATTATTTATTACCACTTGATTTTCTACCACTTGAACATATCCACCCGAAACAAGATTTTCCAAGTCGAATGCCATGCCTATTCCGCTGTCACGGATGCATAGATAAAGGATATCCTTATCGGTGTAATACTTGCCTTCTTCCAGTACCATGTTATGTACCCAAGGTATAGGATCATCCAGTGTACCGGAGTGCTCTATCTGCACAACCTTGTACAGGGATTCCGTACCCGTTCCCGGCTTCCAGTCCTCCTGCGGTGTGTGCTTCTGTATAACCTTATAGAGCGTGCTTCTATAGCGGAAGCGGAACTGTACATCAACCTCCGTACCTATCAGATCCTCCATGTGGGGAAGTACTCTTTCTTCGCCAGTGCTTCCTCTACAGTAAGCCCGGCATTGTTAATGTTTGCCGCAATATCGTTTAGTAGTGTATCCACACGGTCAAGTGCTTCAACATCTATCGCTTCCGTATCGATGAAGGACGCTTCGGCAATCATCTGCTCCTTCTGTTTCGATGTGATCTCTTTCCACATAGCCACATCCTCAGGGCTGTTTATCAACACCTGATTTTCAAATCTTCGTTCCGACAGAGGCATATTCTCAACCTGTGTCAGATAACAATCATAACCTGCTTGTAATATCATATTCTTATTTTTTTTTAATTTTGACTCATCTTGTCCATTCTAGTTATATACCAAAATCCGCCAAAAGCCTCCATCTCCAATACGTATGGCCTTTCCATTGCAATCTCTTTCTTATTGTTATATCTGCCAACAAGACCGCAAAAGTAAGTTGAAGACTTATACGTATCCGGATCCTTGTACGCTCTTGAACTCATATCTACCACAAACTTTAGCATCAACCCTTCCCATTCCGATGCCGAAGGCAGATTAATAGTGTCACCGATTCCATCCTCCGAATAAAACTTAGCACCCTGTATAGCTGGATTAATCGTTACTCCATTACTGGATAATACGAGATTATTCATGTCGAACGATTTTGAATACAGCAGGCTCGCTGACAATATTCCCGATATATTAGCCTTCGTTGCGATAAGATTTCCATTTTGGTCAACCCGGAATGGCGCGTTTCCCGGAACCTCACCTCCAGCCCATATCCTTATAGGGGTTGTACCAGCCTCCTTGCTGCTTCCTCCTGTAAGACCGGCTACGACATTATTATTTGCATCCTTAATCAATAACTCATTGCCTTGGACGAAATCAAGACTGGCATTCTTGGCTATTATCAGGCTGGTATAGATAGGACCACCCCGCTCAGCTTTTCCCAGTATGTGGTGTTGCCCGGTTTGTTCGAGTCGGAGGACACATGCGTCTTCAAACATTTGTACACATCCCATCCGTCAATGGCTGCATCATTCCTTATCAATGCGAAATCAACATACCTCGTACCGCTTGTCAGGGCTTCGTCATTACGGTACTGCACACTTGAGGCGGACCATTCCGACTCACGGAAGATGCAGCCCTGTATTCCTTGTACGCCCTGATCTCCTTTGTCGCCCTTCTCACCATCATCACCCTTGTCGCCTTTATCACCTTTTGCTCCGGTATCACCTTTCTCTGCCCATACATCGTATTCAGCGGTGTTTACCTCACCCGTCAGCACATAGCCTCCATCGTTGAAAGTGAACCGATTACCATTGTTGTCCGTCCAGCACCACAAGGGAGGATTCGTAGTGGATACCTTGGCTACATAAGAGCCGCCACCCATCGAAACGACACCCATCTTGGGTACAACCATTCCAGTCTTGAACTGCCCCATCTGGGTGTAACCGTCACCCTTGTCGCCCTTGAATTGCGACCACGTGTAGTCGGCAGGATTGCTGCTCTCCGTGGCGGTTTCCTTGTTTACCGCGATGCCTATGTATTTGGTGTTGTCATTCGGCTGCTGGTACATTCCGCTTCCGTCCGCGTTGTCCGAGTAGGCTATCCATGTGTAATAGGTTTTCCCGTCGGCACCGACAGCACCCGGAACGCCCGGTTCGCCCTTAATGTCACTCCACTTGTAATCGGACGGATTGTCACTCTCCACAGCGGTTCCCTTGTTGTATGCCAGTCCGATGTATGCTTTTCCTGTCGGGTCATTGCTGATGCCGTTCCCTTGAGCGTCATCCGCATAACGTATCCATGTGTAATAGGTCTTCCCGTCCTTTCCCGGTGCACCGGGAACACCGTCGGTTCCATTAATCCCGTTCGTACCGTCTCTACCCGGTTCAGCCAACACATCATATTCGGCAGTGTTCACCTCACCCGTCAGCACATAGCCGCCATCATTGAAAGTAAACCGGTTGCCGGCATTGTCCGTCCAGCACCACAAGGGAGGATTGGTAGTGGATGCCTTGGCTACATAAGAGCCGCCACCCATCGAAACGACACCCATCTTGGGTACAACCATTCCAGTCTTGAACTGCCCCATCTGGGTGTAACCGTCACCCTTGTCACCCTTGGATGCTATTTCCTGCCAGTCAGCGTCCGTACCCGGCTCAGAGGACGAACCGTTCTTGTTCAGACACGCCCATGTGCTTCCGTTATACGTCACACTATCGTAGTAATCATAATGCATGCCTGATTGCCATACACCCTCGTAGCTTAAGTCCATAGCTACTTCACCGTTGGGTTTGAGCCGTTCTATCGTTCCCCTTATGTATACTTTGTCTTGAAATGAAGAATAACCGCCCATCACCTGCCCGTTGACTGTAAGACCATTCAAGTTTCCGTTCTGATAAACGATGTTCACATCCGGATCTATTACCCATGTGTTCACGTTGACCAATCTGCGCAAGTAATATCTGTTCTCATAAGTGATGGCCTGTCTGTCCTTGTCGGTGAAATTTCCGTAGGCAAAGAAGTTCATGCCCGGAAGAGGATGCACGCTTGTTCCCGCCTGAAGAGCGTATTCAAACTTCATGTTTCCTGCCTCATTCTCGATGATTCTTGTGGGAGTGAAGTATGAGGTGGCGTATCCGGAATACTCCATAAATCCGTTAGGACCGTATCCATCTTGAGTATGGTTGCTGCCGGCTATGTTGTGAAGTATACCACGGCAGATATCACTTATCTTCAACGTTCCCCACTGTCCCTCAAGCAGTTCCAGCGTGGCTATTCGGTTTTCCGTGTCAACGGTCTTTATTCTTCCGTATGCGAATGAATTAGCCTTATCACCACTTATCACATCGATGCAGTTAAACGTGATCTGCGGTACTATCAGCTCTTCACGGTATATCGCCTTGTCGGCTTCGACGACTGTCTTGCCGTTCTTGTCAATCCAGATGGCCGCACCGCTGCCGCCGACAAGACCTGTGACAAACTTGCCGACCCTCAGACCTTTGAGAAAGGTGATGATCTCATTGGCGATATCCGCTATGTCCTTTCTCAGGAAGGTTCCTATAGCCCTCAGGGAGGAGAAAGCCGTATAGTCGCTCGGACTCTCCATATCGCCGGTCTTCAGCAGGCGGACATTGGCCTGCGCCATCTCCTGCGCCAGCGTGTATTCCAGATTGTTCAGCGTCGAGTCCACGGATGACTTCCATGAGGTGCTGACCGCCGACGAGCAGTCAATGGAAGCCTCGGAAAGATTGTCCAGCTTCCTCTCTATCCTTGTGATGCGGGTGTCAAGATACCCGGTCTCGAAATACTGCGCGTCCTCCAGTCTCACCTTTTGCCCGAGCGATAACGGCACACTGTGTTTATCCACATGGATGTAATCCGTGTCGCCGGAATAGATGGATATGTCCTTGCTGTATTCTGTCAGGAAGCTGTCAACCGCCTGCTTGTACTGTTCTTCCGCTATCGGGTAATACTCATCCGGCATGCGGATATTCGTCAGTATATACGTGTCACCGATGTTCGGTATGATGTTGCCTCCCGGTATCTGGGTGTTCTCGTCCGGGTAGGTGTTGACGATCTCGAACTCCTGTGTGTCGTTATGCCAGTTGCACTCGAACTCCCTTCCGGACAGGTCGCCGCTTTCGAAGGTGATGTGTATCACCTCACCGCCGATCATGTATTCATCCGGATTGAAGGCAGATCCTTGTCCTTGACATAATAGACGGTGTATTCCTCCCCGTCCGTATTTGTCTGCTCCTCGGACCTTACCGAGAATACCGTACCCAGGCGGTGCGGGAATATATCCTGAAAGGCCGCCTCCTCGCGATGCTCCTTCAGTCCCAATTGAGTGTTCAAGTCGATATACTTGTTCCGTGACGGCAGTTGCAGATGGGTGTAGCCGTATTTTGACGGGTCAATATTTTTGGTTGAGCCTACGGGGATCAGCCGTGTGAACCATTTGATCGAATTGGAGTTCTCATTCTGGGTCAGCCCCGTCTTCAATCCCTTCATATAGCCGAGCGTGACCCGTTCGCCGTGTTCGCATTTCCCTATGTTCAGGTATTCCCCGTCCAGCCACCACTCGGTTTCCCAGGCACCGGCTATCTCGCCTGCCGCATCCCAGCAGAACAGGCCGTTGAAGTTGATGGTCTTCCGGTCGCCGGTGACGGCCTGTCCTGCACGCCACGTCACACCGTCGGTGTTGCGGTTCATGTTCGCAACCAGCTTTTCCAGCATTTCCATCGGCGTGCCGTCATAGGCGAAGACGGACTCCAGGTCATCCTCCCCCTGGTTCAGACGGCAGAACAACAGGTCCTGCATGTCGTGCTCGCGGCCGTAGAAGCTGATATTGTAGGTGTATTTCTGTGTGTCGGTCTTTTTTGGGCGGTACTCCTTCTTTATGGAGAACCGCTTTCCCGATATCTCCACATAGTCGCCGACTGACAGAACGAAGAACTCCCAGGTGGTGAAGTTCACCGTCACCACGAATTCCGCCCCCACCTCCTCGGTCCACCGGGACGATGAGTCGGGACTGACCTTCTTCTTCAGGGTTCCCTGCCTGTCGTAGATTTCAAGTTCCATTTACGATGTCTTTAAATCGTTTTTAATCACTGTTTGAAAAAGGTTTCGGCTCGCGCAGCGTGACCGTGAATCCGGCTACCTGCTGGCCGGTATTCCTGATTGTCGTGAACTGGCTGTACCGGGTATATTCCTTCAGGTAGACCTTCATCGCCCGGCCTATCTCAGGAACCTCCAGCGTCAGCCATCCCGACTTCAGCAAGGCAAGTACGGCGTTGTAGTTCTTGAACCACCCGGTCCGTGTATCCGCAACCACCGCCATCTTCAGCGTGATGTCCCTCGCCTCGTAACGGGGAAGCAATGTCTCGGGCAGCTCCTCGCCGTCAAGTTCCCGGTAGCTGACGGAGGTATGCTCCTTCATCTTCGGCGGCTTCATCAGCGAGTCGTAATTGGCATGGTCCCCCGCGTTCTCCTCGTACAGGAAACATCCCAGGGACGCCATGTCCGTACCGTTTATCTTCAGCAGTCCTTCCTCCACTTCCATAGTCCTATGTTTTCAGTTTCACACCGCGCCGGAGCTCCGCGATGTTCCCGTTTATCGTTTCGAGGTGTCTGAGGTACTCCGAATTCCCCGCAATTTTGCCCAGGGACGTCGCCATCCCCTCGAGATTCCTCGTAAGGTTGTTGTCAATGCTGATGACATGGTCAAGGGCCGCATTGCCGATCCCCTCCAGCCTCCCGGCCGTCTCCTCGGTCATGGAGGTGACGGTTCCGGCCCGGCCGGACTGGGAAGAGGAGGACGATGATGTCCATCCGAATACCTTGCTGTATTCGTCACGCTCCTTGAGCAGCTCGCCGACAATGTCGTTGTATTCGTCACGCAGATCCTGCGCCTCGTCTCCTGTCAGTTTGTTTCCGCTCCCGGTATATCCGGCCCATCTCTTGTACAGTTCCTGTATCCGTGACTGGTATTTGTCCGTGATCAGGGAGGACAGGATGGCCCGCTGCAGATATTCTTCAAAATTGTCCGCGAAATCCTTCGATTTGCTGTCCATGTCGGTCAGCATGTCAACAAAGCTGTCCTCGAACCCGCTGAGGTCAACCTTAGTCAGCCCGGACAGACGTTCGTTCTCCAGTTCGGCCAGCGCCTCGTTACTCTCGAGAATCCGGTTCAGATAATCCTGTGTGTCACTGTGCAATTGCGCCCAGAACAAAGGGGCTTCGGCCTGCAGTTTCTCCAGCTGTTCGACGGAGAGGTCAAACAGTCCGGTCATTCTTCCGTCCCCGATGCCATAGGTGTAGAAGGCGCCGCCAAGGGCTGCTTTCGCCTGCGCCCATGCCTCTGATGTGATATCCTCCCTCTGGGACACACCATGCGATGATTTGCTGCCTACCCCGAGGAACCCCTTGCTCGCTCCGGCGTTCAGATACTGCCGTCCCAGCTCCCTTGCCGCATCCGACTGCTTCCTGACAGTCTCCACGGCCTGGCTGTAGGCCTGCTTCCCCGTTTCGGAATTCAACTCGAACAGTTCCTTCTGCTTCTCAATGACCCTGTCCAGAATATCTATATATGACTCGTACACCTCTTTGGCACGCTCGTATTCGGCCACTCCGTCATCGTCCTTGAAAAGAGAGGCGATCTTTGTCGCCACCTGGATGGCCGCGCTGATGATTGTCAGGATGACTGACGCCCTCTCTACCGCCCTTACCGCAGATGACGCAGTGATGGACGCGGTTGTCACACCGCTCATAGCGGTCATGGCGAAGACACCTATATCCCCGATAAGGGAGATGATCTCGCCGGCCTGTCCGCCAATAGCGTCCCCAACGTCACTGAACGCACGGGAGAGGTCCTTTACCACATCCTCCACTTTCGCTTCCGTCTGTCTGACCTTTGAGGAAGACCCGGCCACCTTGTCCTGGGCCTTGTTGTATCTCTCCATCGCAGCGGTGGCCGTCAGATAGGTCTTGTCCATCTTCCCGGTCCTGTCATTGTATCTCACTCCTGTGGACACCTGTCCTCCGGCATTCACGGTCTCGAGGTTCCGCCGGGCCTCGGCAAGCTCGCGTTCGGCTTCAGCCAGTTCCTTCTTCCTGTCGGCAAGCGCCTGGAACGGGTTCCGGCTGTCCAGCTCGTCCATGATCTCCCGGATGGTCGTGGTATATTCCCTCAGGTCGTCGGGAGAGAGCACCTGTGCGGCGGCCTGTCTGGCCTTCCCGAACTGCTCCAGCAGGGAGTTCAGGGTGTCTGTGGAAGTTTCCCTCAGGTTCTCGAAGGCGCGTATATAATCGGGTGATTCCGTCAGCTGCTTGTAGTCCAGTTTGATGAGCTCCTTTCCCTTGTCCCTGGTCGCACGCGCGATCTGCAGGTCCAGGGATTCCGCCCCGGCGGCATCCCCTTCCGCTTCGGCCTTGCGGCGCTCCTCATAAAGCCGTCCGATCTTATGGTTGTATTCCTTGTCCAGGGCGGCCCGCTTCTCCTGGTAGGTGCCGTATTCCTTGTAATATTCCACCCATTCCCTCAGGTTCCTGTCGCGGAATTCCTTCTCGATGTCGTAGGATTCCTTCAGGTATCCCATGGTAGCCAGCGCCCGCCGCTTGGACGCGTTGTCCTTCACGGCCTGCCTTTCCTCGGGCGTGGACCTCACACCCCGTTTCTTTTCGGCCTCGTCCATTTTCTTGAGGGTGTCACGCTCCTCCTTGTCGATCTGTGCGAGCGACTCGTCAAGCTCCTGCCTTGCAA